TCTGAAAAGAAGATTGGAAAAATTCCACGTGCTTATCTCAACATCGTTGAGGATATCCGCATCGAACGTATGATCCAAGACACATATCCTGGTATCGTTCGTAGATTCAAGAATGGTTATAAAGTTTTATTTGATACTGATCTCTTTGGTACTAACGAGAGAGACATCAATAAAGCTGGACTTATGGACAGACTAAACGTTTCTTCAAAAGGTCGTGGCTATGTTCCTGTTGAATTCTCTGATGAGGAATCTCCATTAGTTAAAGAAGCTATGGAAGTTAAAACATGGGATGACGTTGTCGCTGTTTGTAAAAAATTATATGACTTCATCGAAGATCAAAAAGATGAGAAAGAAGAAGAAGATGAAATCGAAATGGGTATGCCAAGTTCTGAAGAGGGTGAATCTCCTGAGAACGAAGGTGAAACTCCTATCTCTGGTGATGAGGAAAGCGATGACTCTGGTGAAGGTAACGGTGAATCTGATGGTGAAGATGAATCTGACGAAGAGCCTATTAGTGCTGAAGCTACAGATGATGAAGCTCCTGAAGGTCATGAGACTTGGACTGAAGATACTCAAAGAGAACGTGAAGATGATCTTCTTGAAAAATCTCCTGAGAAGCAATTTGAGAGAAGCGGTCAGCCAGAATACTCAAGCGGCATAAGCGATGAGAATATCGAAAATATTCTTTACTCTTATGACTATGTTAAATCATTACGTGATGAGTATATTATTGATCTAGGTTCAGAGACTGAAGCTGCTTATAATCATGAAGCTTGTAGAGACGATTTCAACGAGACTAAAATGACTTATAAGACTCAAGCAAATCTTATGGCGAAAGACTTCGAACGTAAGAAAGCTGCGTTTGAATATTCTCGTGCTAGAACTGCAAAGTCTGGCAAACTTGATCCTTTAAAATTGCATTCATACAAAACTTCAGAAGATATCTTCTTGACTACTACTCAGTTGGCACAAGCAAAGTCACACGGAATTGTAATGTTCCTTGACCTTTCTGGTTCAATGTGTGAGATCATCGAAGATGTTACTGCGCAAGCAATTACTATTGCTATGTTCTGTCGTCAAGTGAATATTCCTTTCGAGGCATATAACTTTACTTCTACTGCATATTGGAGAGAACGTGGTAAGGGTATTCGTTCTGCTGAAGCTGGAGCTGGTGAGTTAGAATGTGACGGTACTAAAGTTGTTGAGATGTTCTCTTCAAAGATGAATAAAAAAACTTTTGATGAAGCTGCTTTTATTTCATTTGCTATTGCTAAGGCACATAGTTACAACAATAAACATACTGCTTACCATATATCTGGTCACTATCTTCATGCTATTGACGGTATGGGTTCAACTCCTCTTATTCAGACTGCAATGCTTGCATCTAAAATCACTAAGGCATTCACACGTAAACATGCAATACAGAACACAAACATTATGTTCCTTACTGACGGTTATCCTGATGGCATAAGAATCCAAGCAGATTCAGAGTCTAATGTTCAAACTTCACGTGAGATGATGATTAACTTTGACGGTAAATTAATACGTGGCCAGGGTGGTCGTAGTATTTATGAGGCTGTTCTTCTAAGACTTAAAGAGATAACTGGTGCAACTATCATGGGTTTCCACCTTGCGTATGATGCATCTACTTTCGGACAAGGTTATGTCAATATTGAAGACAACAGAGAATTTCATAACGTGATCAAAGATTGGAGAAAAGTTGGTTTCGGTGCTTGGAAAAATGTTAAAGGTTACGATGACTATTTCATTATCAAGATCAATCGTTCAGCAAGGTTTGACTCTGATACTTTCGAACCTAAAAAAGCTGACACAATTAATGATCTTAAGCGTGAGTTCAAGAAGTTTGCAAAGACTAAGAAGGGTAACAAGCAATTAGTTTCACGTATTACTGACGCGGTGGCAGCATGAAGATGAAATTATTTTTAATAGGAACTATTGCTGCTGGTATTTTTGCTAACTGGCCGGCAGAAGCTGATTACTCTGATCACTATATGTGGAATGGCAAATCTTGGATTGCCAAGTCCACTAGTGGTCTTGAACATATTATTCAAAATGGAGACGAAATCACATTCAATTTCCTTACTGACAGATGTCTTGAAGACATTCATAAAGATTGTTATTATAAAAAACTTCGTAGTCAGCTTGGAGAAAAATATGGAAGTGGTGAATATAATAATAAATCAGTTAGATACACATTCTCTGTTAAAAAAGAAAAAAGACATGGAGCTAATATGAAGCTTTGGGAACTTAAACCATTTGGCGGTAATACATGGACTGTTCCTACAATTGCTATTACTCAAGACTGGATTAATATTAATCATATTAATGGTCATGGTCACGAAGGAATGGTATCTAGAGATTATAATTTTCCACATGGAGTTTGGAATCATTTTATTGTTGATACTAAACAATCACCAAACGATGACGGATATGTTGTTGTTAAAATGAATGGAGAAATTGTTTTTAACTATCGTGGAAAGACTACATGGAATCACAGATTTTCTAATGACTATATATTTGGCCCATATATCTGTTGTGGAAATCAATCACCGAATGAGCCAAATCATAAATTAGCTTATAAAAATATTACAAAGTATGTACATTAAGCATTTATGTGATATAATAATACCATAATGAAAAAGGACTTATATGAAATTTAATGAATTAGAAAACATCAATCAGTTGACAACATATGTTGAGAGCACATACTCTAAACATTATGCTGCTCCGAATGGTGTACAAAGTATGGATCTGATCTCAGCTTCTGGCTTAGGTCTAGATTTTTGTCTTGGCAATGTATTAAAGTATGCGTCAAGATATGGTAAAAAGAATGGAGCAAATCGTGAAGATCTTATGAAGATCATGCACTATACTCTATTGGCAATTAATGAACATGACTTAAAGGAGTCGAATAATGAAACTTAGTAATGAAATAAAAGATGTATTGAGTAACTTTCAAGGGATCAATAGTAATGTTGCTCTTGGAGAAGAAGGTGGAATGATTCGTTCAATGTCTACTTCTAAAACACTTATGGCAAAAGCCAATGTAGCATTTGAATCACCATATCCATTTGGCATTTATGACTTAGGTGAATTCCTAGCTTGTCTTAATATGTTTGATGATCCTACATTATCGTTTGATGATGATAAAAAGTATGTGACAATCACAGATGGTGTTACACAATTTAAATACTACTTCTCTGATATCGACATTCTAACTGTCCCTACAAAAGATATTGCGTTACCATGTAGCGATATTCAATTTACTCTTACGTTAGACCAGTTAAACCAGCTGCGTAAAGCTTCTGCTACTCTTAAAACAAATCAACTAAGCATTCGTAAAAATGATAGTGCATCATTTATTGAGTGTGTTATTGTTGACAAGCAGAATCCAACTTCAAATCAATTCTCTATGAACATATCTAATTGCAGTATAAATACTTCTGCAGACTTTGATTTAGTCATAGACATGAATAATTTTAAATTCATCAATGCCGACTCTTATGATTTTGGTATTGATAAGAAGCTAATAGCTTCTGTAATGGCCGGCAACACACAATACTGGGTTGCTCTTGATAAAACTACAACATTTAAGGAATAATAATGGCAGATAAAAAAACTGAAACAGTTGAAGCTCCTGAGGAGCAACCAATTCACACTATTAATCTAGGTGATCTTAATGCTGTAATTCGTATCATTGATGTAGTCACCAAGCGTGGTGCAATCAATGGAGACGAGTTAGCTGATGTTGGTGCAGTACGTAATCGAATTCAAGCATTCGTTACAGCATCTACTCCAGCAGTGGCAAAAGCTGAAGTTACTGACGAAACTCCAGCTGAGTAAGTATGTACTTTTGACATTTGTGTGGTATAATAGTACCATACAAAATTATATTATGAGGTATTCGTGAAAGAAGAATTTTTATTCGTAGAAAAGTATAGACCGAAAACCATAGAGGATTGTATTCTCCCTCAAGCACTAAAAGATACATTCAAAAAAATAGTTGCTAAGGGAGAACTTCCTAACATGATGTTTACCGGTTCGGCTGGTGTAGGTAAGACTACAGTAGCCAAAGCCTTATGTAATGAATTAGATCTTGACTATATGATGATTAATGGTTCCGAAGATGGAAACATTGATACGTTACGTGGTAAGATCAAACAGTTTGCAAGTACTGTATCATTACAAGGTGGATTCAAAGTAGTTATCCTCGACGAGGCTGATTATCTTAATCCGCAATCTACACAACCTGCTCTTCGTGGTTTCATTGAAGAGTTTAGTAATAACTGTAGATTTATTCTTACTTGTAATTTTAAGAATCGTATAATAGATCCTCTTCATTCAAGGTGTTCTATATATGAATTCAACTTAGGAAACAAAGCAGTGATGGCTCAGGCATTTATGTCTAGACTTCAATTCATTCTTGATTCCGAAAGCATTATATATGACGATGCAGTCATTGCAGAACTCATTATGAAATACATACCAGACTGGAGACGTGTCATTAATGAATGTCAGCGGTATGGCATGAGTGGTCATATCGATACCGGTATTCTTGTTACTCTATCAGAGACAAGTATAAACGGATTGATGCAAGACCTCAAATCTAAAAACTTTAAGAAGATGCGTAAATGGGTAACAGATAATATTGACGTAGAATCAGCAAAGATGTTTAGAATGGTTTATGATAATATGTCAAGCTATGTCCAACCACAGAGTATTCCTCAATTGGTTCTCATACTTGCAGATTATTCATACAAAGATAGCTTTGTAGCAGATCATGAATTAAACGTAGTGGCATGTATGACTGAGATCATGTCACAAATTCAATTTAAATAGGAGCTTATATGATAGCAATGTTGGCGGACTACGCAACAATTATTTTAATGTTAGCAATGGTAAATGTTGTTTGGCAATTAGAAAAAGCAGCAACAATACTTAAAGCTATGAACGCAGTTATATCGGAGCAAATAAAAGATGACTAAATATTCAAACGTAACACCATACAGAGAAACTAATAATTTCTTCGCATCACCAACTCTTTATGAGAACATAAGAGATTTTTTATTAGAGGAAGTAATTGAAGTTTGCTTTACTAAAAAGAATGGTGACGAGCGTAAGATGAGATGCACACTTATGGCTGAACACATTCCTGCCACGAATGCACCAATATTAGAAGATGAGTCAGGTACTGTAGAGAACAAATCTTATATGAATGTATTCGATGTTCAACAACAAGGATGGAGATCATTCATTGTCAAGAATGTCAAGTATATTAAAACTAATATACCTGATTTGCCACTAGAAATTTCTGCAAGAAGACGAGCGATTGACGGGTTTAGTGAATGAATAATGAAACGAAAGTCATAGACTTCTTTACTGGTCAACCATATACTAAACAGAAATTCGAAAGACATCCAACATCCGGCTTCCATTTAGGTCAACGGATTATTGATGAGATTGTTAAACTCAATGTTAATCCATTAGTAATCGATGCTGGTTGTGGTGTGAATCCGTTTAAAGATATGTTTGATAACCTTATTGGATTTGATATAGCACCATATCCTGAAGCAGACTTCCAAGCAAGCTTTCATCAAGCACATCACATATTCAATAGAGAATTTGCTGATGTTGTCTTTGCATTAGGATCATGTAACTTCGGTACAATGGAAGAGAATCTATATTATTTTGATTACTTTATGCAATGGCTAAAACCTGGCGGATTATGTGCAGTCAGAGTTCATATTGATAGATTGCCAGAAGCTTCTAAAGCTGGGAGTGGAGTGGTGCATGTTCCGTGGACAATAGACACAGCAGATAAATGTGCACATGAATGGTTTAAGAATTATTTTGATGTTGTTGAAATGCATATTGAAACAATGAACACAGCCCCTTATTCAAAATTAGCAGTATGGATCTGGAAGAAAAAACAACACGTAGGAGCATCGCGTAATTGAATCCATTTGCTTTCATAACATCAATATCAAATTCAAAGATTGATATACTTGAGAATGAGAAAGACTATAATGCCTTTATGGTAAACCGTGGTCTTTCTTATTTTCCTGATACTGTCATATACGCTAATGAAATGAATAAGTTCCACCACCTGGATAGCCGCCTCCAGTTCGACTTTCTTATAAATATTGTAAGGAAACGAAATCGTTTTTCTAAGTGGAACAAAAATGTAGAAAGTGAGAAGCTACAAATTGTAAAAGAATATTATGGTTATAGTAATGAGAAGGCTCGTGATATACTTCCGCTTTTAAGTAATGAACACTTAAATATTATAAGAGGAAGAATACAGCATGGCGGACAACAAGGATAGTTTAGTCAATTGGTCACCGGAGATGATGCTAGAAGTTAAACTAGCAGAACCCGATGATTTTTTGAAGATCAGGGAAACACTAACACGTATGGGAGTAGCATCCAAGCGTGACTCTCAATTATTTCAATCATGCCATATCTTGCATAAGCAAGGTAGGTATTTTATAACTCACTTTAAAGAGTTATTCTTATTAGATGGTAAGCCATCAAACCTAACAGAAAATGACATTCAAAGACGTAATACAATTGTTACACTCATGTCTGACTGGGGATTATTAGAAACTGTTAAACCTATTGGAGAAACTGCTCCATTAAATCAAATAAAAATAATATCACACAAAGAAAAAGGCGATTGGGAATTATGCCCCAAATATAATATTGGAATAAAATAATGAAAATGATGACTTATCAATACTCCAATGGAGATATTGATTTACACTATGATTATATATTTGTGCAAAGATGCCCGGATATATTTGTTAAAGCTCTAAACAGTATGAATATTGTTGAGAGCATAAACTTTCAAGAATGCTACGATAAGCATGGTGTCTGCACAATTCAATCACGTACAAAATCAGCTGTAGAAACACATGAGTTTGAAGACTTTATTGAAAATATAGATTCTACACAAGGTAAAAATTATCAAATTATTTATATAGAAAATTACCAACCACGCCAGCATAGAGTAGTTGATACTCAAAATCAAGGTATAAAAATAATTAATGCAAGCATATCTTATCCAACCAATAATACAGAAGATACTCTTTTTGAGCTTTCGCCAAGAGAAATTACAAAAGATATATACCTTAGTCAAGTATGCGAAGTTTTAGATTTAGTTACCGATGACAATACTATTCTTGTTGCTGATCTACACTCCGAAGATTCTGATTTGCCTGAAGAGGCACAGTTAGAACCTAGAGGTTTAATAAATCATGCAAGTGATATAGATTCATTCAATAAACCGGGAGGTAAGGATGAATGGATAAGTTTACAAAAAATTATAACTACAGAAAATAGCAATATTAATATATCTAAAGTGATATGTAAAAAACAAGAAGGAGTTCCGTTTGGACATCATCCATTAGAATTTACAATTTAAATTATGATTACAGCTTTGTTATTAGGGACTTTATATGGTCTCGTGATTGGATTAATACCCGCAGCCGGAGCAACAACAGGTCTTGTTATTCTATTCGGCTTCTTATCATACTTTACTGACCCATATCTTGGCGTTATTTTTTGTATGGCAACCGTCGCAGCATCAACCACAGGTGACACATACTCTGGAGTATTATTAGGAATCCCTGGCGCTAACTCAGCTGCCGCCACAATGGTTGATGGCCATCCACTTGCTAAACAAGGTAAAGCAACATATGCTTTAACTGCAGCGATCACAACAAGTACAGTCAATGGATTACTATGGGGAACACTTACGTTTGCTTTACTTCCTTGGTATACAGAACTTATAATGATCTTTGGAATACCTGAACTCTGGGGATTTACTATGTTGTCTCTTGCTTGTGTAGGATTTGTTAGTAATAAATTTTGGGTAAGAAGTATTATTGCAATTATATTAGGTTTGTGGTTAGGTGCAATCGGAACAGATCCATATTCTAATGTTGCACGGTTTACATTTGGTTGGTATTACTTAGAAGATGGTATTCAACTTATGCCAATGGTTGCTGGTTTGTTTGCTATACCCGAAATCATAGATGGATTAAAACAAGGCAAAGCCACAACACAACCCCATGATACAAGAGGTCAGACATGGGATGGAATCAAAGCAACATGGAAATATAAATGGGATGCATTAAGAGGTGGAGCAATAGGTGCATTCATAGGATTCTTACCAGGAATTGGTGGAGGAGTTGGTGATTGGATGGCATACGGTTCAACTATAGCTGCAAACCCTAAAGAAGAATTTGGTAAAGGTAATATACGTGGAGTGATTGGACCTGAAGGATCTAACAATGCTCAGAAGGCAACGAGTATGATCCCTACCGTATTGTTTGGAATCCCTGGTGCTTCTTATGCTGCAGTACTCATGGGATTATTTATGTACTTAGGATTTGAATTAGGTACACCCGATCTGTCATATGACACAAAATTTTTTAGTAGCCTTACATATGGATTTATGTGGGGTACGGTATTAGTTGCTGCAATATGTATTGCTTTAAATAAATACATTTGCAGGTTATCTTATGTACCGTATAAATATTATTTTCCAATACTTACTGGATTTGTAATTTGGGCTTGTGTCCAATACACCGGTGGGTGGGAAGATTATATGATCCTTGCACTTTGCTCTATTCTGGGTATAGCTGGCAAGGCATATAAATATAGTAGACCAGCTATGCTAATGGCGTTTATATTAAGTTATAAGATTGAAACGTTGACCATTCAGATGAATGCCCTATACACGTGGGACACTCTAATGATTAGGCCAATTTTTATAGGATTAATAGTATGTATAATATTATTATTTAGTTTATCAATATCAAAAAATAAAATGGAGTATTCATGAAAAAATTATTAGCACTATGCCTTATGGCATTTACAACAGTTACAATGGCTAACTATACATTAGTTGTACCACAAGGACCCGGAGGTGGTCTAAGTGTGTGGAGCCAAATTGTAGCAACTGAAATGAATAAGTATCTCGACGAAGAGATTGTACTTAAACATTTGCCAGGTGCAGGTAATATCGCGGGAGTAAACGAGTGGCATGAGAGTTTACAAGAAGATAGTAAAGTAATGGTTGCAACAAGTGGTGGAAATGCAATCAAGTTTTTAACAAATCCTAGTGTAGTATATGACTATGACTATGATGCAATCGGTATTATGAATCTTAATATTATTGTAGCAAAAAGAGTCGGCACTGATGGTAGTATCTTTCCGAAAGGATTAGGTCATGCTCCTGAAGCTTTTGCTATAGCTATGCTATTCTGTGGACCTGACATGACAATGGAACAGTACAAAGCCTGTTTCAAAGAGAATGTTAATTGGGTGCCTGGAATGAAACAAAAAGAATTTAGATTGGCATTTAAACGTGGTGAAACAACAGGATCACGTGAGAATCCAGCAGCATTCAAAAAGCATATTAAACCAGTGATAGATGCTGGTGAAGCTGAAATGTGGTTCCATCATGGTATCCTAGATGCTTCAACAGGTAATCACAGTGATGATGCTAACTTCCCAGGATATCAGTTCGAAATACTGTTTGAAGAGAAATGGGGTGTTGCACCAAGCGGTGAATTCTATGATGCATATAAGCTAGTCAAATCAGTACGTGACGGATTACAGAAAGCAATCTTTATTGGTAAGTGGTCACCACATGCAGAAACATTAAGAGCAGCATTAGAACAAGTTGCTAATAATCCTGATAGCATTGCAGCAATTCAAAAGAAGATTGGTAAATATGGTTGGACAATCGGTGAAGCTGGTAACAAACACGTAGGTGTAATTATGTCTATGGTTACTGAAGATGCTTATCGTACACTCATTGACTTTACGCAAGATGCATTAGGTGAAGTAGTTGAATACAAGGAGAGTCTTGTTAAGTAACCTTGACAATTTAAAAGAAAGGTCAGAATATCATTTTGACCCATTCGATAACAATCCTGCTCATGATACTATGCGGTATGTGGGCAGGTTTGATGGTGACTGGAGTAAAGAGTTACAAGAAACAATAGAACTTAGCAGAGAAGTCACATGGCGAACTCGTAATCCAAATGACAAGAGTGAATATACTGTTGGTGGATCGAGTAGAGATATTGAATCAGAAGAATATGATATTGAAAGAGCTGGCGGAGATCCTAATCATCCAATAGGAAATATGAATTATGATCTTCTTCCTGTATTTCAGAGAATGGCTGATGCTCTTCATTTAGTTGATGGTGAACGTCCAGTACAATCTAGAGTACATACACAAACACAAGGACAAGTCTGGTCTTTACATATAGATAAAGTAAACCGATATGCTCCAAAGGATCCAGATAGTATATTTAGATTCTTTATCATGCTAAACGATTGGGAACCAGGACACTTTATGCAGTTTGGAAACTATATGCATACAGGTTATAAGGCAGGAGAGATCTACACCTTTGACTGGTATAATGTTCCTCACTGTACAGCTAATGCTGGATTAGGTCCGAGATCTAATTTACTGGTCACTGGAATAGCTACAGAAGAAACATATAAATTAATTGCAAATCCTAAAGTAATAAAGATATGAAGAACTGGATCTTTGTAACAGGAGCTCCTGGATCACGGTGGAGTGGAGTTGGTCAAGAAGTAAGATGGAATACCCATGCGGATATTACCGATTATGTGTCAGAAAAAGAATACACACATGGACTATATAGTGGACATAAAGGAAATTATTATGGCCCTGGAATGTTAAATGGAACATGGCTAGATAAAGAATTAGGTACAAAAGAACAATGGATTGATGAGATTAATAATAGCTTCTCAGGACCAGAAGATCAGGTCAAGGTGCTTATGTCTCATCACTTCGCATATTATCTTGAAGAGATAATGGAAGAATTTCCAGAGAGTCAGATCATTGCGTGTGTACGTGATTGTGATGACTGTATGGAATGGTGGAAGAAAGCTGGTGGATGGGATATAACCTATCCTAGTTATGAATGGTATAGAGATGATATCAAAATGAAACATGAAATATACTATCAGAACAAAGCTATTCGCCAATGGGCTCATAAACACTCTGTAAAAAAGAGTGAAGCATTAGCCCAAAGGTTTAATAAATTTAAACCAATAGTCGAAGACCTAAAGGTTTTCGTGTATAAATAGAATTGAGTATGCCGAAAGGGTATTCATTTTTTAACCTTGCTATATATAGGAGGTCAATATGACAAACTTAGCATTTACAAACTTCCCGAGGGATACATTCTTGGGTTTTGATCAACTCTTTAATACATTACAAAATACAGACATGGGGACAGTTCGGGGTGCCGGATATCCACCGTATAATGTAATTAAACGAGATGATGGTCACTTTCTAATTGAGATCGCTGTTGCAGGATTTAAAAAGGAAGATATTGATTTAACACTTGAGAAAGGTGTTTTAACAATAGCTGGAAAGAAACAATCTGGCGTAGATACAAGAGACTATGCACATCGTGGCATTTCTCAAAGGGCGTTTGAACGTTCATTTACATTAGCCGACACACTGAAAGTTGTAGGTGCCGATATTGTAGATGGAATGCTTGTAGTTATTTTGGAGAACAATATTCCAGAAGAAGACAAGCCTCAAACTATCAATTTAGGTGACCTGCCGAAATCAGCGAAGAAGCTGTTACTAGGCTAAATACTAAGGAGCACATGGCATATTCAGAAAAAGTTTTAGATCATTACAATAACCCACGCAATGTGGGTAAAATGGACATGAAAGATCCTAATGTGGGAACTGGTATGGTAGGTGCTCCTGCTTGTGGCGATGTTATGAAATTACAAATACGTATAGAAGATAACATAGTCATAGATGCAAAATTCAAAACATATGGTTGCGGATCAGCAATTGCCTCAAGCTCATTGTTAACAGAATGGGTTAAGGGCAAAACAATACATCAAGTAGAAGAAATTAAAAATACTGAAATTGTTGAAGAGCTTAATCTGCCTCCAGTAAAAATCCACTGCAGCGTATTAGCAGAAGATGCTATTAAGTCAGCAGTTGCAGACTATATTAATAAACAAGAAAACAAGGAACATAGATGAAATTAATAAATAGATTAATCCGATTAACATCGGGCGAAGAAATATTATGTGGTATAGGAGATCAGAATGAAAGTACAACAACGGTATTTAACCCAGTACTTCTAATTCCAGAGCCAGGATCAACTGGCAGAATCGGATTCATGCCTTACTTAGGTTATAGCGAATTAGCAGATGGTCTTATTATTAAAGAAGAGCACATTATGTTTATTGTTGAACCTGAAGAACCTTTAATGCAAAAATATCAGGACATGATTGATGGCACAATCGAAATCATACAGGCACAACCAGAACTTCTAATTTAACATGGAACACAACATTGAGCATTATGTCTATAAAGACATATGGATTAATGATAGTCTTTGTGATGAAATAGTAACCACGCTAGATAAAGAAGATACGTGGTTACCATTTCCTAAAGATGTAGTCAATGCATATCCTGATGCACCACGAAAACAAGACGGCATTGCTGGTTCAACATTAAGTATTGACTGGGAACAGTTCATAGGTGATCCTAATATTCCTGAACAAGATCGTAATTACGGTATATGTCATATGCAAAATCAAGAACTATTGCTCACGCTTCGTGAAAGAATCCAAGCAGGATTAGAGTATTATGTTCATGAGTATTTAGAAGATATAAAATGGTATGATTATTTTAGAGGATTTACTGATCCTAAATTTATGAAATACCAGGAAACACACGACATGATGGAACACTGCGATCATGTAGGTAATGCTGTAGGTGGTAAAGGTATTCCAACAGTTTCTATTGTTGGCAATTTCGGTGATGACTTCGAAGGTGGAGCATTAAGATTTTGGGGCACTAAAGATTACTATTTTAAGAAAGGAGAGATTATGTTTTTCCCTAGTAACTTTTTATATCCCCATCGAGTTCGTAAAGTAACAAAGGGTTTAAGGTATTCTTTCGTAAGTTGGGTTTGGTAAATTATTAATAAACAAGTATGTACATTTAGCTTGATTCGTGTTATAATACACCCATGAATCAATCTTTTTACACGTCAGCCTTCCGACACGGGAAGGTCATCAAGTATTTGGGCTACGAGAATGGTAAGAAAGTAAAGTTCACCATTCCGTATCGCCCTTCTCTATTCGTCACAAACAAAGGTAATAATGCCCATGATTGGCATGCCCTCGATGGCACCCCAGTAGAACCTATTCAGTTCGGTTCTATGGGTGAAGCCACTGACTTTATAAAGTCTTATGCAGATGTTCCTGGCTTTAATGTCTATGGCAATACCAACTATGTTGTTCAGTATCTTAATGAAGAGTTCCCTGGTGTAATTAAATGGGATCGTAACACAATCAATGTTACCTCTATCGATATCGAAACAAAGTTCGGTGATGGTTTCCCTGAGCCTAAAGATGCTGACCAAGAAGTGACAGCAATCACAATGAAGAATAACATTGACGATACTTACTATACATTTGGTTGTGGTGAGTATGACGTAGACAATTCACTTATGCAAACTCATGAGGTAGTCTATGTCAAGTGTGCAGACGAAAGAGAACTCTTACACAAATTCACATATCATTGGGCTAAGACCTCACCTGATATTGTTACAGGTTGGAACTGTGAGTTCTTTGATATACCATACTTAGTAAACCGTATAAAGCGTATCCTCGGTAATTCTCGTGAGAAGTTCTTATCTCCATGGCGAATGATTGATGAGAAAGAAACACATACTGGTTATGGTCAATCCACACTTAAATACGAAATCAAAGGTGTAGCCATATTAGATTACATGGCAATATTCAAGAAGTTCGGTTATTCGTATGGTCCACAAGAATCATATAAGTTAGATCATATTGCAAATATTGTTCTCGGTGAGAAGAAGCTTGACTTCGGTGAAGCATCTGACCTTAATGAATTACATGCAAATGACTATCAAAAGTTTATTGACTATAACATCAAAGACGTAGAACTCATCGACCGTATGGAAGACAAGCTCGGTCTTATTAGTCTATGTCTTACCATGGCTTATAAAGGTGGTGTAAACTATGAGCAAGTGCTTGGCACTGTGGCTATATGGGATGCACTGATCTACCGTGACTTACATGCTAAGCGTATAGCTGTACCACAAAACGAAGAGTCATTTAAAGGTGCGTATCCTGGCGGTTATGTAAAAGAACCACATGTTGGTATGCATGATTGGGTATGTTCATTTGACTTAGCTTCTCTATATCCGTCAATCATTATGCAATACAATATGTCTCCCGAGACTATCCTACTTGATGATGAGCCAGGTGTGAATGTCGAATCAGTCTTAGCTGGTCATATAAAGAATGACACACCAAACACAGCATTAGCTGTAAACGGTGTTCGTTTCGATACAAAGAAGCTCGGTATTATTCCAGCCATTATCCAAGAGATCTATAATGATCGTCAAACATTTAAACAAGCACAACTCAAAGCTGAGCAAGAGCTCGAGCTATGTGGTGTAAAGTCAGAGGTCTATGCCTTAGAGAAACGTATTGCTATTGCCAAGAACCAACAAATGGCATTAAAGATCCTACTCAACTCTTTGTATGGTGCGATGGGTAATAAGTGGTTTAGATATTTCGACATGCGTATTGCCGAAGGTATCACACTTACTGGTCAAGCAACTATTCGTTGGGCAGAGAATAACTTGAATGATTACCTTAACAAAACTCTACAAACTAAAAAAGATTATGTAGTTGCTATTGATACCGACTCTGTCTATGTTTGTCTTGACGAGTTTGTTAAACGTCTTGGTCCAGCCAAGCCGGTAGACTTCCTTGACCAAGTATGTTCAGGTGCATTAGAAGGTGCACTCACTGAATGCTATGATCGTTTATTTAAAACACTAGGCGGTATAGAAAACAAAATGGTTATGGAACGTGAGGTAATTGCTGATCGTGGCATATGGACTGCCAAGAAGAGATACATACTCAATGTGCATGACAATGAAGGTGTTCGTTATGCTCAACCTAAATTAAAGATTATGGGTATTGAAGCAATCAAATCATCTACACCAGCTATATGTAGACAAGCCCTAAAAGATATCTTTCGCAGGATCATTGAGACTGATCAGGCAACCGTACAGTCAGACATAGCAAACTTCCGTGCAGCATTTAAACAAGCGTCTGCCGAAGAGGTAAGCTTTCCTCGTGGTGTCAATAACTTAAACAAGTGGACTGATCGTGAAACAATATACAAGAAAGGTACACCTATCCATATTCGTGGGGCAATACTCCACAATAATATG